TTTTGGTTTTAACAATTTCTGCTTCCTTTATACATTTAACATCTCCATCTTTTTCTAGCTTGCCTGAGTCTGCTATTTGGATTCTTAGCAGCCTTTGGAAATTTCTTCATCTGTCCTGCTGATCTAGCACAGTAGCTCTTACGCCTTGATGCTCTCTTACCAGTAGGTTTCTTTTCAGTTACGGCAGTCTTTAGTTTAGAACCGGGGTTCTGTCTTCTATATTTAGCTACACCTTTAGCAGTCATACCAGCACCAGACTTGGTAGGACGTTTCATTCCCCTACCAATAGTCATGCCTTTCATATTACTAGGCTTTCTTTTTTTCTTTACTGCCATATGTGTACCTATATTTTTCTACTAAATACTTACAATAATCTTGAAACCATGTTTCCCAATCTAGGTAATCTTCTTTCTTTGGTTTAACTACACCATAATCTATTAGTGTGTAGTCATCATCACCTTTTTCTATAGATTTTTTATATTTCTTTTTAAACTCATATTTACTTTCCATACGAGTTTTCATTTCATATATCAATCCAAACATTCTTAGTACATCTTATTAGAGTAAGTAGCTTTACCAAATCCTCTGGTAGCTTTTCCTACACCACGTACAGGGCCACCCATGTTACGTTTAACTACTTTACCACCATACTTCTTATCTTGATCATCCATAGAACCCTTACCAGATCTTTTCATTTGTGATCCCATAGCTGAACCTGAACCACCTATACCTCTTAGTTCATACTCTAATCTTTCAGATGGATTCATATTTTCTAATTCTGCTTTACTAAATTTTTGAGAACTTTTTAATTTATTTTGAGGATCAGCTACTACTCTTTGTCTACGTGTACCGGGAATATTAATTAATTTTCTTTCTCTACCACCGGGAGCATCTTTAGGCATATCGTCAATATCTCTCCCTGCTTTTCTAAGATTTATTTCATTCTTAGATTGTCTCATTAACTTAGCTTTTTCTCTTCTTTCTTCTGGAGTTAAACCTTTATTACTTCCTTTATCTTTTTTAGTTGCAGGATTTTTCTTTTTAGGTTTATATTCTCCTGTTTTCTTTGCAGGAGGTTTAGGTGATTTAACTTCAGCACGTATACCTTTTTCAGCTTCAGCAGGAGTTATCTCTAAGTCTTTACCAGCTTTATTAATTTGTTTTTTAAATGCTGATCTTTGAATCCTTGAAAGTTTTCCTCTTTTATCTACAGCTTCTTTAACTGTTTTAGTTATGTATTTTGCAAATATACCCATAACTACTCTCCTATAGAAACTTTAAAAGATTTACCTTGTTCATACTCTTCACTTACAACAACATTCTTAGGTTGTCCTACAACGCTTGGTCCTTTACGAGCAGCACCATATCCTTGTCCAGTTGGTCTGCCTAGTACCTTATCCAAATCTACTGGAGTTGGTATCTGTGATATGGGTCCACCCATTTAACTTCTCCTTTTCTTTTTGCTATTTAATGCTATAGCAATAGCTTGTTTACGATTAGTAACTTTTTTACCAGAGCTACTCTTTAACTTCTTTCTTTTAAACTCACCCATTACCTTCTTAACTTTTTTCTTTCCGGGCTTCATAATTTGTTGTCTAGCAGAGCTACGACTAATCATAACATCCTGCTACAACATCATTACCACTCATACGACCTTTAATAGTTTTACTTCCAGTTCCTCTTTTATAATTATAGACTTTACCACCGCCCATCTTTTTAACCATGCCTCCAGCTTTTTTATAACCCATTTTATTACGAGTAGCTGTAGGTAAGTTAGGTAAACCTTTATTACCTGCTGGTATATCTTTTAAAGAACCACCACCCATCTTTTTAATTACTTTACCACCAACTTTTTTAATTTGTTTTCTTTGTGCTGTTGTTAGTTTTGACTTTCCACCCGGACCTCCACGACTTTTCTTATCTGCTAATTTTTGTTTAGCTTGTGTTAGTAAGGTTTGAGTAGATTCTATTCTACGTTCTAAAGGAGGATTTTTACCACCAAAAGCTTTAAGACTTGACTTTAATTTTGTTAATTTTTCTTGATACTCTTTAATATTTTCTTTAGTCTTTTTTGTATCCTTATCAAATTTATTTGCTGTATTAGCAGATACTTTATATTTTGGAATACCGTCATCAGCTAAATCAACAGTTTTTCCTAATGATCCTCCTGACGGTTGACTAAGATTTGTTACATCTTGGCCTTCTCTTTTCCTAATTTTTTGCGCTTGAGAAGATCCTTGTACTTTTCTATCGGCCTTGTTTCCTACTTGTTTAGCTGCACCTGTATTTTCTTTAGCTGCTCTAACTCTTTGTCCTGCTTCGTTTAAACGAGTAGCACTTTTTCTATTTCCTTTTAACTTTTTAGCTGCTTCTTTAACACCTTTTGAAATTACACCGCCAATAAATTTTTTAACTACAGGGCCACCAGCTTTTTTACCATATGTTTTTTTTGATTTACTTTTAGTGCCACCTTTACCACCTACTCTAAACGTAGCTGAAAGACTAGCATCTCTTGGACCTTCTGGAATTTTTTTAATTGTAACCTTTGGTTTTTCTATGTTTTTCTTTTTAGCTTCTTCCCTAACTATTGTCATAAAATTTTTAGGAAGTTTTTCACCTTTTTTAAGATGTTTATTTTTAAGAGCTTGGAATTGAGTAGGTGACATTGGTCCTGTATTACTCCTAGCTTTTTTTATTATTGCATTAATTATTGTTCCCATTCCAGCCATTTTAATTCTCCTAGCTTGCTGTTTGTGTTATAGTATCAGGACCGCCAGCAGGAGATGCAGCAACTGCCATATCATCTTGTCTTGTCCGTCTTGCCTGATTACGTAATGTTGCTACTGCGTTATCGTATTGTCCTTGCCATACTGCTAATGTATTCCAATCTTTCATATACATAGTTGCTTCTATCATGCAACCTGCAAAGAGAGCATTGTAGCAGTACTCACTAAAATAATTCTGTGTTGTTACACTTGTTCCTGTAGCTGATGCTAAAGGTAGTGGTTGTGATTGTGTTTTTAACTCAACTGTTAATACTGATACAGGAGTTGGTACAATCTTAATACTTGAATTGTTTCGCCTTGTGTAATATCTTGGAGTACCTGTAGATGCACTAACAGGCCAGTAGTCATTGACGTACTCTACTGTTCTTTGTAATAGACTTGTTATTGTTGTGCCTGTACTTACTTTATAGTTTACATTACGTACAACACGTACTCTATCACCTAAAGATACAGCACCTGCATTTCCAGCAGATACTGATATATTTGTATACTCATCTAAACCATGATCATCTAGATCTTTAACTAAACGAAACTCTGTCTTCTTAACAAATGCAGATACCTGTGAAGAAAACTCAGTAGAGTCATTCTCAGTCGTGTTGATCAAGTCTGTTTTTAAGTAAGCAAAATTAGACATACTAGCCTACAAATACGGTTAGTACTGCACCATCACTAGGAGCAGACACACTTACTACACCATACACAGGAACCCCTAACTCTCCCATATAAATATCAATGGGTGAATTAGCAGCAGTTTGAAATTGTATAGCTTTTCCTTCTGCTGTTTTATTGGTTATCTGTCTTTGACCTTTAATGGTATATAATCCAGCAGCCGTAGCTACTGCATGTACTGCTAAAATTCTTGTTACTGTAGGTCTATTATTTCCTGTACCATTGCTACCTACAGTGGTGTCATCGTCTACATACTTTAAGACTGCATCCCCTGTAGCTATAGCTGCTTTAATATTTGTACTCATGTCTTCTCCTTATAATAATGAGGAAGAGGTTTCCCCCTTCCCCATATATTAATTAACCTGCGCTACCAAAAAACCCACGCCAATCAGAAACACCAAAGCTATAACGCTCTCGTGCCTTGAAACGAAGGTTACCAGTGTCGAAGTCTGGCTCCATTTTAGTTTGAAGAGGAGTACGGTTAAACATCTTAGTACCATTAGGTACGTCAGTCTTGACAAAGTAAGCGTCAGTGTCTGTGAACCTTCGGTTGATGTAGTACCCATCTGGTAGCATACCTAGATGACGAGTGGCATTTATTGCATTCGTATTAGGGTTAGCACCTGCTGCACTCGTTTGAGTGTTGCCGGGACTAGATAAAATACGATCTGAAATAGCCCATGAGTCAACTGGGACATGTAGACTTACTGCACTTGCACCAATTAAGATACCACGATCATCAGCAATCTTTTGGATGTTCGTTAGAATGGTTTCAAGTGTAGCCTCTGACAGGTCAGCAGCAGCAGCTAAGTTGCTCTGATTACCGTTAGAGATTGTTGGATGTGCAGCAGAAAAGAATGCAGCCCCATCACCAATAGTATCTGAGAAACCATTGTTGAATAGATTTGCAGCTTTAACCTGCTTAGTGTTAGCCATTGCACGAGCAAGACCTTTAGCACGAAGCTTGGCAAACGTATCATATAGATTGTCTTCCATTGCTTCTTCTGTAATGGCAAATGCCAATGCTACAG